GCAAGCCGCCATCGCGTGCGCGCCGATCGATCCGCCGATCATGATGCCGGAGATCAATCCGATCCCCAGAACATGGCTTGCTCCCTTCATTGGTTATGCGTGCCTTGTCGGCATCATGATCATGCCGCAGGGCGTAGTAGTTGAGCGCGAACGCGATCCGCACCGCATGCGGCCAATTGCTGGCCTGGCACAGCACGTCATCTCCGATCGATCGCGAATTCGGATCGACCAGTTCGAAGATGTCGCGATCGGACGGGATCACGAAATAGCGGTCCATGCCGAGCACCGTGAAGCTGACGGCTTTGAATTTGTCGGGCATCAGGTCGATCCTTGATCAAAACGGGATGTCGTCGGAGCCGCAGGCCTCGGCCGCGTCGCTCCAGGCCTTCTTGAGTCGATCGCTCTGGTCTGTACCGATGGCGTGTTCTGAGACGTAGGGCATCACTGCATCGTGCAGCTCCTTGAGCTTCACCAAGTTGGCGCTGGTCACTCTGATTAGCGCTTTGCGCGCACTGATCTCCTGATCAAGCTCGCGTTGCAGGCGCGTCGAGGCCTCGCCGAAGTACTGCCTTTTTTCTTCGATGGTCGCGACCGCACGCTCGGCCGTGACCAAACGATCGAGCACGACGTTGAACGCGTCGAGACCTTCCAGATCGGACATATCGAAACTCCTCAAGGTAGCTTTGGCCGATCGCATTTGCGCGATTTGTGAAGATGAAAGTGGAAGCTGCGGAGATCGCTCTCGATCCGCGCGAGCTGCGAAAGACGAGGCCGGCGCCACCACAACATCAGGCACCGGAGCGCATAGTTCGCCTGATTGAATTCGTCCCAACATTGCCAGTTCGCGAACGGTTCGATCCAACCTCGCTCGTTTTCGACACAGCGCGGATCGCTCCAGGTACGCTGGTTTTTGACGAATTGCGTCTGATGGCGCGGCACGCCTTCGCGGTCCATTCGACGGCTCATGAGATCAGGTCTCGTCAATGATGCTGCGGCACGCGCAACGGGTTGAAGTAGCCTGGCGGCAGGAACGGCTGCAGATCCTTTTTGATGTAGTGCTGTTTGCCGAGGCGATCGAGCTTCTCGATCATCCGCAGCGTGTAGTCGCGCCAGTCCGTCGTCTTGGTGATCGGCAGGTAGTTGACGCGACCGACCTTGTAGAGGTCGACGAATTTGTGCGTCGCCTCGACGATCGCGAGCGAGGCCTCGACGTCGATTGTCGGCTCGAGCGAAACCCACGTGAAGATGCCGCGATCATGGAAGGCCTGCAGCGTCGCGATGCGATTGCCGGGCAGTGCAGCGCCACTCTCCCATTTGCTCGAGAAGCGATCGTCCAAGCTGGTCAGGGTCGACGCGAAGGCGTCGCGGTCCGGACGAAACAGCTCAATGTCGCGGAGCGCACGATCACCGCCTTTCGTCAGCGTGCACATCGCGAGGCCGTTGGCCTGCAACACCTGGATGGCGTCGCGCGTGGTCTTGTGATGCTGCGGCGGGTACGGGTCGGTCGTGAACGACATCATCACCTGTTCGGTGATGCCGGCCTGCCGATACTTTTCGGCATCCTTCGCCAGCCGATTGAGAAAGTCGGCGCGCTCGACCGCGCCGGCATTGAACTCGCCGCGCTCCTGCTTCGTGACGCGCGGCACATAGCAGTAGGCACAGGCGTGGCCGCAGCCGCGGTACAGATTGGAGGCGAGCGGCGCGTATTCGCCGGCCTGGCCGCGGGGTGCATAGATGATCGTGCAGCCCTTGATCGATACGCCGTCGTCGTTGATGGTTACAGGCACGATGGTCTTACCTCCTCTACAGTTTTCACCTCAATCGTGACCGGGAGAACGAGAGCGTCACGACGCAGCTCGACCCAGGCGCGTTCGATGTATTGATCGTCGTCGTTGGACTTGACCATAAGCGCGCGCTCGGTGATGAGAAAGTTGACGATCGCCGCGCGCCTGGTGTCCGAAACGGTCTTGACCTTGATCGAGCCGCCATCGACGACAGCCCATCCCTTCGCCTGCATGGTCGCAATTCCTTAATCGTTAACTGCGATCAATATACGTCATGATGTCGTGGTGTCTAGTGCGCAATGGGAAATAAACCAAACAAAGATCGTGGCGACGCGAAGCCTCGGAAGCGGGCGGCTCGAAAGCCGTCGGAGAAAAAGATCGTCTTCACGCCTGACCAGATCACGGCAATTGCCGACCTAGCCGCGATGGGCTGCTCGCAGGAGGAGATCGCCGCGATGCTGAGCAAGATGGGCATCGCTTGTCACCGCGCCACGCTGCAGCGCCACCTCGCCAGCAATCCGCAAATGCGGGAGGTCTATGACGCTGGCGTGCTCAGCGGGAAAGTCCGGCTGCGCTCACGGATGTTTAAGCAGGCGCAGATGATGAATGGTGCCGGCGTCCATCAGTCACAGTTCCTCGCCAAGAACTGGCTCGGCATGAAGGACAAGCTGGAGGTCGACCACAAGGGCAACGTCGATTCGCATGTCGAACTCACCACTGCTCGCCAGCGTGTTACAGCAAAGCTCGAAGCTCTCGAAAAACGCCTCGCGAGCCGAGGTCTTATTGGCGGACAGGAAGCGGTGGAGAACATGGCTCCGCTCGCTATCGGAAATCGAGCTCCAGACACTTGAGACCAATTGGGCGTTCTGGGGCCGGAAGAATCAGCAGGAACCGCCGGCGATCATCGAACACAACGGGTTGTTGTGGGCGATCTGGGCGATCATCGCGGGCCGCGGCTTCGGCAAGACCAGGACGGGCGCCGAGTGGGTCCGCAGGAACATGTGCGGCGACACGCCGCTCACCGGTGGCAGCGTCCGTCACATGGCGCTGATCGCAGAGACCGCGGCCGATGCGCGCGACGTCATGGTCGGCTACGGCAAGGGGCCCGATGAAGCATCCGGCATCCTGCAGGTCCACCCGAAAGACTTCCGACCGATCTATGTGCAGTCGAACCGCGCCCTGACCTGGCCCAACGGCGCAGTCGCGACGCTGTACAACGGCACCGAGCCCGATCAGCTCCGCGGTCCGCAGCACGGCGGCGCCTGGTGTGACGAGCTCGCCAAATGGCGATACGCGCAAGAGGCCTGGGATCAGCTCGAATTCGGCATGCGTATCGGCGAGAACCCGCGCACCGTGATCACGACGACGCCGCGGCCGATCAAGCTGCTCAAGGACATCCTGGCCGAGCCGACCACGATCATGACCCACGGCTCGACCGAGGAGAATGCCGGCAACCTGTCGGCCAAGTTCATCAAGCGCGTCGTCGAGAAGTATGCCGGCACCCGCCTCGGCAGGCAGGAGCTTGGCGCCGAGATCCTCGACGATACGCCTGGCGCGCTGTGGTCGCGCGCCTGCATCGATCAGACCAGGGTCCGGCCGCGCGACGTCCCGGATCTTGACCGCATCGCGGTCGCGATCGACCCGGCGGTGTCGACAAACGAGGATTCAAACGAGACCGGCATCGTCTGCGGCGGCAAGACGCGGGGGCCGGATGGCGAGGACCATTATTACATTCTGGAGGATGCCTCCGCGGTCTATACGCCCGTCGAATGGGCGACCGAATCGATTGCGCTGTACCGCGGCAAGATGGCCGATCGCGTCGTCGCGGAGGTCAACAACGGCGGTGACATGGTCGAATCGACCCTGCGCAACGTCGACCCGTCGGTGTCCTACCGGGCCGTGCACGCCTCCCGGGGCAAGGCGATCCGGGCCGAGCCGATCTCAGCGCTTTACGAGAAAAAGAGGGTTCATCACGTAGGCAGTTTTGCGGCGCTCGAGGATCAGATGTGCGCTTTCACGTCCGACTTCGACCGCAAAACGGCCGGCTACTCCCCCGATCGGATGGACGCGCTGGTGTGGTTGTTAACGGAATTAAGCTCTGTGGTGATCGATGATGACGTCGGCGGAATATCCTCCGTCGAGAAACCTCCGCAAACGCTGTGGTGACCCACGATGATCGACCCAAAAGCCAAATTTGAAACGACATGGTGGGAGTACGTCCGCAACGAAGACGGCAGCCGGAAGATGTCGGAATTCGTCAACGGCATCAGCTCGCCGCTGATGCGCGAGCTCGCCACGGGCCGGATCGTCTCAAGACCGATCGACCTGCCGACCGGCGCGCTCTGGGCGCAAGATCGTCACGGCGATTATCCGCCGGTCGGGTACGACGGGCTTTCGATCGTGTGCCGTCATGCCGATGGCTACCACTGGCACATCGAAGGCCGCGCCAGCAATTGCACGATGAAGCAAGACAACGAACATCGGTGCTGGGTCCGCCACGGCACCGTCGGCGATCGGCTGACCGTCGACAAGGCCGGCAAGACCTGCGCCGCAGGCGCCGGGTCTTTCTTCATGGGCCACAACAATGAGTGGCATGGGTTTCTCCGAAATGGGGTTATGACGCCGTGAGCGATGAGATCGCAAAAGAAGCCGCTGTCCCGCCGCCTGGCGCGCCGTCCTCCGAACAGCGTGATCATGGTCTGACCCAGATCCAGGGCAACCCGGACGCCGGCGCCTACGACCAGATCGGCGTCACGGGCCTCAAGGCCTATTCGGGCTACATCAACGAAGAGTACCTGCCCGAGCTGATGGGGCAGAAGGCGATCAAGGTCTACCGCACGATGGCGGATGATCCGATCGTCAACGCGGTCCTCACCGCGGTCAGCCTGATCTTGCGCGCGGTGGATTGGCGCGTCGAGCCGGCCGACAACGGCAGCGACGGGGGCAACTACACCGCGGCGGCGGAGCAAGAAGCGGAGTTTGCAAAGTCGCTGCTCGACGACATGTCACACACCTGGGAGGACACCGTCGGCGAGATCCTCTCGATGCTCCAGTACGGCTGGAGCTATTTCGAGATCGTGCTCAAGACGCGCAACGGGCCCGACAATCAGGACGCCGCGGCGCGATCGAAGTTCACCGACGGCCGCATCGGTTTGCGCAAGCTGCCGATCAGGTCTCAGGACTCGCTGTTCCGATGGGACATGCAAGACGACGGCGGCGTCAATGGCATGTGGCAGCAGTCACCGCAGGGCGGTCCTCAGCTCTTCATCCCGATCCAGCGCTCGCTGCTGTTCCGGACAACCAGCCGGAAGAATTCTCCGGAGGGCGTCTCGATCCTGCGGGCCGGATATCGGCCCTGGTACATCAAGCGCGGAATCGAAGATCATGAGGCGATCGGCATCGAGCGCGAGCTCGCCGGCCTGCCGGTGGTGAAGATCCCGAAGAAATATCTAAAGCCGGATGCCAGCGGCGCGGATCTGATGTTCAAGCAGCAATGCGAGAAGCTGGCGCGCGACGTCAAGCTCAACTCGCAGGCCGGTGTCGTGCTGCCGTCGGAAACCTTCGCGAATCCGGATGGCAGCTGGTCAAGCGTCCCGATGGTCGAGCTGTCGCTGCTCAGCTCCAGCGGCACGAAACGCGCGATCGATACCGATCCGGTGGTGAAGCGCTACAATCGCCTGATCGCGATGGCCGCGCTCGCCGACTTCCTCACGCTTGGCGACGACAAGGGCTCTTATGCCTTGTCGGCGAACAAGAGCGAGCTGTTCTTGCGTGCCTGCGAAGCCTACCTCAACCAGATCGCCGCGGTGGTGAACCGATTCCTGATGCCGCGGATGTTCGCCTATAACGGCATCGCGCATGAGCTATTGCCGCTGTTGAAGCCGGGCCGCCTCGCACCGGTCAATCTCACTGAGCTGGGTGCCTACATCACTTCGCTGGCCTCCGCCGGCGCGCCGATGTTCCCGGATCAGG